GTAGAAGCACCAACCGTCAACGGGTTCAACACCAACATCATTGACGCAACAATCGTGTGCCGCATACTTGCCGGCGGCCCCGCCAACAGCGATGCCCTCGATTACCTTATGACACAAGCCGACATCATCATTGAAAATGTTGCCGGCATTATCGACGCACGGCCTTCGGCTGCGCTGATCGGTGAACAACAAATCCCCGCATACGACCTAACGGTCAGAGTTTCAACAAGGAGAAACTGAAATGGCAACAACCACCGTGCTCAGCCAACCGGCTTTGCTCATCAACTCAGTTGATTACAGCGACCAATGCACCTCAGCAGTCGTCACAATCAACTTTGAACAGCTCGAAGCAACATCGTTTGCTGACGGCGCCCGCAAATACACCGCCGGCCTCGGCAACCATGAGGTGACAGCGACGCTCATGCTCGCGTACGGCACCAGCGAAGTCGAAGAAAATTTGGCATCGTTGGTGGGCACGACGACCTCGGTGGTTGTGTACGCAACCGACAGCACCACCGCTGGCACCGATAACCCTGAGTACACGTTTACCGGCATGTACCTTGCCAGCATCACCCCGATCAACGGCGCACTCGGTGCATTGCAGACCATTGATCTGTCGTTCACCGGCGGTACCTACGTTCGCTCGACGACACCCTGACCTAACAACATAGAAAGCACCGACAATGCAACTCAATATTCAAGTCACCACAGCAGATGACCAATATCAGGTAGAAACCAACCTGTTCACAATCGTGGCATGGGAAAGAAAATTCAAAACGAAAGCCAGCAACCTAGCGCAAGGCATCGGGATGGAAGATCTTGCCTACCTGGCATACGAATCATCAAAACAAGCCGGCCATGTTGTGCCGGCCGTGTTTGATGATTTTGTGAAGAAAGTTGTGAAACTCGAAGTGATTGGAGAAGGCGACGAACGCCCTACCAACGAGGCACCCACCGACGAGCACTAGCAGAACTGCTAGTTGCTGTTGGTTGGTGGCCTCATCACATAGAGTTCGACGTGAAAGACCTGTACACCGTAAATGACGTAGTGAAAGAACAGAACCGTGCTAAAAGGCGTTGAAATCGACACACAAGGAATCGGTGTCGTTGTGCGCTATCTCCGAAAGGTAGAACCCGAACTAGCACGCCTGTTGCCACGCGAAATGAAATCAGCTGCACGACCAGTTGTTGATCGAGCACGCGAACTTGTACCACAACCCACAGCCCTAACCAATTGGGGCAAGTGGACATTGGCACGCTCAAGCGGCGGTGACCGTGCATGGACAAAAAAAGCACGTTCAGGAATCGTTGCACAAACCGATGTGCGCCCGATCGGCCCCGACAACAAAATTAACCTGTTGTCAATTATCCAAAAAGACGGTGCCGGTGCAATCTACGAAAACGCAGGCCGACACCCACAAGCCGACACAGCACGCGGCCGTGCCTTCATTCGCAACCTCAACGCCAAACACGGCGAATCACCACGCTATTTGTGGCCGGCCGTTGAGCAGAACCTGTTTTATCTAAACAGGGAACTTCAGGACGTTATTGATAAATGGTCGTTGGAACTTGAAAAAGCATTAGACAAGGCAGCATGACATGGCACGGATACCGTTAGTTACCGAGTTTGAAGCCAAAGGTCTTGACCGTGCCATCAAGGAGTTTCAAAAACTGGAAGGCGCAGGCGCAAAAGCCGGCTACGCATTGAAACAAGCGTTTTTGCCGGCCACCGCTGCTCTTGCTGGTTTAACAGCCGCCGCTGGTCTGTCGGTCAAAGCAGCGATTGAGGACACCGCACAACAAGCCGAGTTAGCGCGCACACTTCAAGCCACAACTGACGCAACTGAAGCACAAGTTGCGGCCGTTGAAACGTACATTGCGGAAACCGAAAAAGCGGCAGCGGTAAGCGATAGTGAACTTCGGCCGGCGTTTGCGAATTTGGTGCGTGCCACGGGTGACGTGACCAAAGCACAAGAACTAATGACTTTGGCGCTTGATGTTGCAGCTGCGACCGGCAAAGACCTCGAAACCGTCACCGAAGCATTGCAAGAAGGCTTTCAGGGCGAAGTAGGGCCACTCAAAGAACTCGACAAATCGCTAACCGACATGATCGCCAGCGGTGCCGATGCCGATGAGGTAATGGCACAGCTGGCAGACACGTTTGGTGGTGCTGCACAAGAATCAACTGAAACGCTTGAAGGTCGTTTCAAACTCATGAAAATCGAGTTGGACAACGCCAAAGAAGCAATCGGCAAAGCATTGTTGCCCGTACTTGAACAACTGTTGCCAATCCTTGAATCAATGGCGAACTTCATTGGGAACAACACAGATCTCATCATTGGCATCGGCGCCGCAGTCGGTTCGTTCTCCGCATTCATCGTTGGCGCGAACGTGGCGTTAAAAGCGTGGAACACAATTTCGGCCGTAACCAAAGTAGTCAACAAAGCAATGGGCTGGTCGTTCAAATCATTGTGGGTTGCTACAGGCGTTGGCATCATTGTGGCAATCATCGCAGCCATCGTTGTGTTGCAAATGAAGTTCAACATTCTCGGCAAAGCCGTTGACGCTCTCAAATTTGTATTTAGCAAAGTGTGGGACGCGATCAGGGGATACATCAATCTTTGGATCGACGCCCTTAACGTCATCATTTCAGCGATCAACAAAATACCCGGCATCGACATCCCACAGATACCAAGATTGGCGAGCCAAGCACAAGAAGCAGCTGAACACGTTGATGCGCTCGCAAACAAGTCGTTGCGAGCACTTGAACAAGAAAGCAAAGCAGCCGACGAAGCAATTGTCCCGCTCATGTATTCCATTGAAGGTGTGCGGCGTGCCGGCGACGATTGGGAAAGCACACTTGGCCGTGTCAACGTGCAAACAGACAAACTTAACGAAGGTGTAGAGACCGCAACGACACGCCTTGATCGTTTCTTTGAGTCACTTGACCGACAAGAAGCAGCTGATGACTTTGTTGAAACACTTAAAGAAATCGAGACGCAGCTGCGTGGTGTTAAAGAAGGCACCGCCGAATGGGAAGAGCAACAGAATCTTGCTTATGAAGCGTTAAGAGATTTACGCACAGAACGCGACGACCTATCTGATGCGTTCCTTGAGGTACTGAAACTAGAGATTGACACAGGCGATCTCGAACGCGCCTACACGCTGATGGCAAACCTTGTAAACCTCGGCGGCGTACTCGACGTACCATCAACATTCCAAGATTTGCCAGGACTCGGCTTCACAGCACCATCATTTGCCGATTCGGAAGGCATCTCATCAAGCGCAACAACCGTTGTAAACGTAGGCGGCATTACCATGCCGGCCGGCACTAATGGCGACGACGTTGTGCGAGCGTTGCAACAGTACGGCCGCACAAATGGCGCAATCAATGTTCCCATCACAGACACATCGAGGTTGTGATGACAGCTTTCAGCGGTTGGCGCATAGACATTTTTGAAGGAACGGGATTCACCGAAATCACTTCTTTTGTTCAAGGATTTACCACAACGTCAAAAATTGAGATTGGCAGACCGTCAACGCTGAACGCTGTGCTAACACTTGACAACGATGAAGGCGATTTTACACCTTCGGAAGGTGGCGGAACTGGAACGTATGCTTCAACTAACTGGTTAACAGTAGGCATCAGAATCACGCAACAAACAAATCCTGATACAACACTTTCGTTCATTGGGATCATTACCGATTTCAAAATTGTTGACAACGGCACGAATTCAACCGTACAAATCATTGCGAACGATTGGTTAAGTGTGGCCGCTGGTGAAGCAGCAAACATCACAGAATCGTTGACCGGCACCGACCCAACCCAAATCATCAACGATTTGTTAAACGGTATTTTTGGTGCTGGTGTTGTGTTTCCGAATTTTGGTCAATCTGGGGCTTCGTTAACGCCGGTTCAGTCTTACGCAGCTGACGGCGTAAACTGGAATGTTGGTCGAGCAGCGGCCTCATCGGTCACGGCCATTGACTACATCGTTGTTGATATTTTGGCTGCGATACCTGCCATCATGATTCCGTCATCAATTACAACGAACACATTCCCCGCAACAGCAATCTATTTCAATTACGAATATTTCACGCGTTCCATAACACGCAAAACTGCTGAACGTTACGAATTTAATTTTTCTGAATCACCGACCGGCACAACCTTACCGTTTGTGAACATCGCACCAGGTTTCGATTTTGACGGCCTCACAACTATTGCAGAAGTGCAATCAGGCATAACCGGCGTAACAAGCCAAACCTCAACCAGCGGCACCTCATCTTCTTATGGCACAAGATCCCGTTACTATTCTGGCACCGGCAACTTGTACGAAAGCGATTTTGATGTTTACGGCGGCGCACTTCAGGTAGCAGAATTTTGGACAAAACGACAAGCAGATACAAGATATGTGCCACGCCAACTCACAACATCAGTTGAACTAATTGAGGACAGAAACAGCACAGCAGCTGCAACACCAACAGCAAATCTGCTTTCAATCAAAGGTGTTTGGCAACCTTGCGCGATCACCTACACACCTACCGCCGGTTCACAAGTCACGGCCAACTGTGTGATTGCGGGCCGCACCATCCAAGCAGTACCAGGCCGCACAACAATCACACTCGACTTGTTGCCGGCACAGGATTATCAGTCGTTTGTGTTGGATTCGGACACTCTCGGCGTGTTGGACACGAACAGATTAGGATGAAACTATGACAGCATTGGGCGATTTCAGCAGCGGCGATGTATTGACCGCTGCCGACATGAACGCAATTGGCACATGGAATTCATACACACCAACAGCAACTAATTTCGTGATCTCGAGTATTAGTCGAAGTTTGTACGTGCAAATAAACGAACTTGTTGTTTGGTCTGTTGCAATACGCGTGTCAAGCGGTAGCGCAGGTGTGGCTGCTTTATCTTTGCCGATAACCGCCGACGGAACAAACACCTCTGTGGGCTCACAAGGTTCAGGTATGTGGTATGACTCAAACGTCGCCGATTCATTCGCTCTTGCTCCATACAACCCGACAACAACAACGATGTCGGTTTACACAAGCAACTCCACCACTCCCGCCCCTTTGCAAGGCAGTTCACTAGGTGCTAGCGACGAACTGAATATTACGTTTATTTACAAGGCAGCGTGAAATGAATTTAAACACACCGTTTGACCCCGAAGAAGTGCCTATTGAATGGTGGGCTGACCGTATGCGTAAGCATCGCAACCGGCTTTTAGCAGATAGCGATTGGACACAAACCAACGATGCACCCGTAGACCGTGAAGCGTGGGCAACCTACCGCCAGCAGTTGCGTGACTTCCCTGCAACATGGACACCCGGCCCAACCGCCGACTTTCCAGACCCGCCGGCATGATACGCAGCGCAACGATCATTAGTGTCGGTCTGCTGCTGTTGCTTATCGGCATGTGGGGCTTGCAGGAGTGAAAGCGGCGATGGTGGCCGCAACAATCCTTTTGACCGCCGGCTGTGGCTTCGATGGCGGTTATCGGTATCCGTGTCAAGATCCTGACAATTGGACTACTGAGGATTGTTTGCCGCCAAAATGTACGGTGTGGGGCACCTGCCCTGACGATTTGGTGCCGTCGTGTGGTGCAATGATGGGCACAGATTGTAAAGGCGTGTAAATGTTTAGACCTTCTCACCGTTACAGCGCTGATGAGCTGAAAGCACGCCTGGTGTTTGTTGTGGGCTGTTCGCTCGCGTTCGCGTTCGTGTTGGCAATGGCTGTCATCCTCTACGGCCTGCTGTTCGTGACACAACCGATCGAGTACCAATCACCGAACGATGCCGCAGCTTGGGGCGTACTGAACCCAATGGTGCTATTTCTTACAGGCGCACTCTCAGGTGTGCTTGCCTCAAACGGGCTGAAAGGAAAAAGAGACAATGACCAATGAACAAATGCGTGACTACGCCGAACGAGCCTTAGCGACCGCTGTGCAGGCCGGTATCGCCTCTTACATGGTTGGTGCAGGCTGGAAAGCCGCCGGTGCAGCTGCGATTGGTGCAGGCCTCGCAGTAGTGAAGGCCGCCACCAAACAGCGCCTTGCAAAGCCTAAGGTTGAACAATGAGACCGTACACAGGCACAGACAAAATCGCCTCAGGTAAGCGTGCAGGCACCGAAGCCCTAGTCGCTGCAATCCAAAACGCCTCAGGCCGGCAAGTGTGGAACAACGGCACGTTCGGTGTACGCAAAAAGCGTGGCGCACAATCCTCAAACCTGTCTGGCATGTCAGTTCACGCCACCGGCCGTGCCGCAGATCTTTCTCGGCGTGCTTGGTCTGGCCGCCCTGGCTGCAGCCGTGCCGATCTCGAAAAGGTGATTGATTGGCTCATTTCGGTTGCCGATGACATCGGCCTCGAATACTTGGCAGATTACGAGTACGGCTCGGGTGGCCGTGGTTGGCGTTGCGACCGTAACGATTGGAACGTCTACAAGCCTGGCGTGATCAAAGGCGGCGGCTCAGGCGATTGGATACACATAGAGATCGACAACGAGCACGCCGACACAACCGACTGGGTTGATGCCACAATGTCATCGTTCCCACTCGGCACCCATGTACCAGCCGAAGACACCGTGACAGGCTGGAAAACATGCCGGCTCGGTGATCAAGGCGACAACGTGAAAGCCGTACAAACAGCATTAGCAGCTGCTGGCTACAAAAACTCGAGCGGCAAGAAACCTATTGTCGTTGATAGCGACTTCGGTGCAAACACAGACAAACGTGTACGCCAATACCAAAAAGACAACGGGCTAGTTGTTGACGGCATTGTTGGCCCACAAACCGCCGGCCACATGAACATTGCTTGACAATGTGACACTCTGAGCGCATAATGAGGTCTCCAGCCAACAACAAAAGGAGACCAACCATGCGTACTATAAGTGCTTTAACTGTCGCTACGGCGGCATCGCTTTACGGGCTTTACGGCCCAACATTCGTACCTGAACTACCCGCAAGCAC